CATCTCAAAGCACCCGCTCTCCTTGTGATTAACGCAACCCACTCACAAGTTGAGAATTTGCATGGATGAGCCGTATCATTTTTTATCTCAACAACACACCTTTCTCCTTTAGACATAATCGGAATTGTAAATACTCCTTCCTTGTATCTATCGTCATCGCTGCTATAACCACCAGCAGGCAATGTACTGGTAACTAATGATTCCCTAACCCCTAATGCAGTTCCATCAAATTTATAAGTAGCAGTGTCTCTCCTTTCAGGAGTTACTTCAATATCAAAATAAGCAGTTTCGTGATAACGAAGTTTTGCATGTCTTACCTGAGTACGTTCAACATTCGCTGCTGCTTTACCTCCTCCAATCTCTTTATAAAGCTTGAACTTAGTAAACCTATATCTAAATTCATAAGCTTCACCAAAATAAATAGGCTTATTTCTCCAGTCACCGCTTGCAGAGATTGATGTACCTGAAGTAATACTCCCCAGTAAAACTCCTCCAGTAGAAGAAGAACTGAAACCACTCCATGCTTGAGTAAGAGATTCTGCTGCATAAGGCAATGTCCAGGTTGTTGTTTTAGTATCTGCGTTATAAGTTCCATTAGCAACACGCATTCCTGTAGGAGTTTCAGTCTCAGTTGAAACCCTTCGATCTAATAACAATGGATAAGGTGAACCAGTCGGAGGTTCAGGACTTCTGTCCTGCGCTGGTGTTTTTTCTAAATAAACCTTCGTGCCATACCTAACAAGAGAAAACAAAACTTCTCTTATACATACCGCTGCTAAAATTTCATCAGCGCCCGCAAAATCCCAATAAGACCAGCTTGATTGTGCTCTTTCTACACCTCCTCCTGTAGTTCTTGTGAAATATTTATAGACATAAATACGATCTTTAAAACCTGTTTTATTGCTAACAGCAAAAACTGCATTACTTGTATCGTTAACAGTTACATTATGAATACTACTTGGCACAAAAGCGGAAACATAACCACTTAAATCTTGAGCATCAGCAGTTAATGCTGTACCTGCACCTCTAACACTAAACTCTCTAAACTGGGAGAAATCACCGTTAGCTTGTGTAAAGATAATACCTCCACCTGCTAGTTGTGGTCTAACATTTGTATCTATTTCAAATTGAGTAAGAACTGTTATTTGTGCGGTAGCAGGAGTTAAAACTGTCTCTGCTGCATTAAATCTAAATTGATATTGCGAACTAAAAAGTATTAATTCATCCTGGTAAGGAACTGCATATTTAAGAACTGACACTCGGTTATTACTCGCAACAACATCGATAGGATCGGTGTCTAAAACTGCTGTAACTGTTTCAGGGAAGAAATCAAAGAATGATCTAACTCTTGAAAGAATTACATTTTCATCTGAAAGGAATCCAAGCCTATTTTTATAAATGAAAATATCATTAATAGGATGACCAATAAAGCTTGGATCTGGAGCAGTTGTCGTATCACCAGCAATACGCTCACCCCAACTTGGAATCTTTAGCTCCCATGCAACTCCATCAATAGTTCCTGATCTAGTCGTACCATCAACTCTCCCAAAATAAAATTCACCGTCTGGTTGCCTAACTAAAACGTGAGGCATGTTGTCAGGCATTATTTTGTACTTATCTCCTGGTCTTACAGTCTCACTCCAAGTACCTTCTCCAAATGTTCCACTCTTAGGAAGAAAAGAGACATGGTAATCATCAAAAGCATTTCCTGGATCACCTTCAATCGTTATTTGATAACCAGTTGGGGCAACAGTTGGTAACTCTATAAATGCCTGTACCTTGTCAAAAATTGCACTTATATCTGCACCGCTACGAGCGTCAGTTACAGATATTGTGATTGCGCTTGATGAAGTGACATGTATAACTGCACCGCTACGAGCGAAAGATACGCCAGATAAAGATGAAAACCCATTAATAATATTTTGGGCAATATCTTCGGAACTGATTCTGTTTTCTGTAACTGTGCTTCCATCGCTAACGACTGGGGCAACTGCTGTTGTAACCGTGACTTCTGTTCCATTAATGTTTACTCGGTAGGTTTGGCCGTATGTCGCTGCCCTCACCCAAATCAAGGCTTCGTGGGTAGCAGGTCTTGCCACTGCTGGAGCAGTAGCGCTATCCATCGCTGGTATTCGTGTTGTATTAGTAACAAAGGTATAATCGGCAATCGTAACTGCTCTTATTTCTGACTTCGCATCTGTATTAGTGTCACCAAGGTAAGAACCAGCAGCGCTGAAAGCAGCGAGATTCACAGTCTGCTCTGTACCGTTTAAATCAAAAACTTTGACGGGTGGAATGCCTGAAGTATTTGGTATCAATACAGCTATATATTCTTCAACATTATCTCTAAGAATTGGGTGAATATAGCAATCACCAAAATCTGCATTAGAAACAAGAGCTACAGTCTCACTCGGATCTCTCTTTCTTAAGCCTTCGACAATAGAAGACATCCCATTGATCTGTATTTCACCTTGAGACGGATCTCTTTGAGCGTCAGGTTGTTGGCTAACACCCTGAACAAGATTAGGGATATTGTAAGAAACTAAACTCATAATCTGTAAGCGGTACTGATACGTCTAGTTGCTAAACCATAAGCAGGATCAAAGGTTGGGAATGGTAAATAATTTCTTCCACCAGTCAAAATATTTGGTTGATCTATCTGCTGTTCTGTTCGTTCTAAAAGAGCTAAAGCATCTTGCTCATCTCTCAACGTATATTTAAAGAGGGCTTCTGAACCAAGCATCCGATCCGCAAATACTCTTGCTGATCGAATCGTTACCCATCTATTAAAAGGCTCTGGAGCCTCATCCCATGAAAGAGCAAAGATCACATCTGCTTTTACTTCTGTAACTGTTGACTCGATTTGAGTTGTTCTCTTTTCTGTGTCATATAATTTTTCACCTCTTTGTACATAACGTCCTGCATGTAAATAAGGATCTAAAGCAAACTCAATAACATTCGTAGGAATCTTGATTTCATTAGTTGCTCCATCTTTAGTAAACGGAAAATTAAATTCAGTATTCCAATGCCAACCTTTTGATTGACCCTCTTTGTGAAATTCCAGAAGAGTTCTTTCTGCAACCCTGGCATCCATGATCTGCTCAGTCTCAAGACTGTTGATTGGCTGCTCACCAATGTTTTCTAGTAAAATATTTACCGCATTTAAGAGCGTTGTTCGCCCAGGCGTAACTGATTGATTTGCTATTCCCATTTAACTATTACAGGGGCGTTGCATACATCATAAAGCACAAAAAAAAAGAGGCCAAATAAATGACCTCTTTCTCCATTTCTTTCCCTAATAAGTTTACTAAGGAATGACGATTTTGGTAGCAGATTCTGCTCTAAGAACTCCCATTCCTAACGCTTGTCTTGCAACCATAAGATCGGCTTGATGCTGAACCTTGTACTCAGAACCAGTCATCTGTAGTTGAGGACTGAGAAGAGATACAACTCCAACAGCTTCTTTGTTGAAGATTAAGCCCTTACACTTGCTCAAGTTTTGAGCGTAATCAGCATTGTGATCACCCGCAACAAGAGTATAGTTAGCTTGTTCAACGTGATTAGAACTAAAGATCGGAATACCCGCAACTCTTAAAGTACGGCCATCAGCAATCGTTCCAGCACCACCAAAGTCAGCATTTATTGCACGACTTGATTGTGAGATTAAGTAATAATCTTCTGGAGTAAATACGGCATACATATCATCGATGCTTACGTCCTTCCCTTCGAAGGCAACTCTTGCATCAAAGATTGCATTTACCAGCGCATCACCTTTTGCCTGACGAGTGGCAGAACCACCTGTGTAGTCAGTACCAAGAGTAATACCGTTACCAGTTTTACCTGTGTTATGAGAAAGAGCTAAAGGCTCAGAAGAAACACTCGCAGCAGCGAAGATCATTCTCGCTACACGCTTGTCATACTCAGTTGCTAATGCACGACCAAGTTCCTTTGTGTAAACCTGACGAACATCGAAGTAAGACATTAATTCGTCTACTTCTAGTACCGCAACATCACTGATCATCAACGCATCAAGTGAAATCACCTTCTCATTTAAGTCAGAAGGATCATTACCCGTCCCGTCGATTGTGGTGCCAGGTTGGTGGTACCGCGCCAGTAATTTACCTGTAACTGGGAACGCTACAGATTTTCCGCCTCGGATGTTTCTTTCACGAGTCTTACCTTTGAATACGGTTGCCGTTTCAAAAGCGTCTAAAACCTCGGCAGCACCGAGTTTGAGCATTAAAGCTCTATCTGTGTCTAAGCCAGATGAACCAGCCCCCCAAGTAGCGGCGGAGCCTCGTATCTGACCAACACGACTGAGAACAACAGCCATGAGATTGGTTAGTTAGATGAAAAAATACTTTTTAGATCGCTCATACCATTGCTCTCACAGGTTATCCGCCTAAGCGGGCCTGGTGCTTTGGATGCTATCTATCTATAAAAATATCAAAAAACATCAGAATTTGCCATAGTTCTTGCAATTTTTTCCTGATAAGCAGAGTCAACATCATATAACCTTTGTCCTTTATCGTTCTTTTTATTCATTGCATCTAATACTTGTTGCTTACTTGTGAACTTTTGAACGCTTGGTTCAGTTCCACCCCCGTATAACTTTGGCTCAACGACAGCATCAGGATTACCCATCATTCCCTGCATCGCTCTTAATGCCCATATCGCCGCGTCTTTATTGCTATCAGCAATCTTGTTGTATTCATTAAGCATCCCTTTATCTAAATTTTTACCTGCCCATTCAGTTACATCCTGGAACGCCTGGTCGCCTCCAATTGCATTTTTGACTTCTACACCATCTTGCTCTGTTAAGCCTGGTGTCTCGCCTCTTGATGCCTGTGCAGACTTAACGTAATTGTCTACAACATCTGGTGATACTTTGAATACTTCAGCAAGAGCTTCATAAGATTCACTTACATCTTCTCCTGCATCGGCTCGCTGCATAACAGAAGCCATATCTACTCCTTTTTCAGCAAGAGCGGCTACATTTTCCTTTCCATAAAATTCACCAGCAGCTTCTGCTGTATAGGAAACTTCTTGATTAGCTTCTGCGGGTTCTTCAGAAGAAGGAGTACCAGGAGCTTCAGCCTCTTGAGGCTGCCCCTTCATTTTCTCTAATGCTTGATAAGCCTTAATGACATCTTCTCTTGAGGCGTTCTGAAACTTCTCAGGTATAGAAGACTCACCTTCTTGAATTTGTTCAACAAGTTTCTCTTGTCCAGGGGCAATCATGCCCTCTTGTTGTTCTGGTACTGAAAGTTGTGGTGTTTCGGTCATGGTTATTCAGGAGGTTGTTCTTGAGCCATCTGCATGTCCTGTTGTGTTTGGGCAGCATTGGCTAGTTTCTGGGGATCGGCCATGCCGCCCTGCATTGCCTGAGCCATTAATGCTTGTTGCTGCTGTTGCTGCATTTCTTGCATTAACTCTTGCTCTGACTTAACAAGGCCAACAATGTCGATACCCATTGAGTACGCCAAACGCTTAATCATTTCTGACGGCTTAACGTACTGAGCTAGGGCTTCTGGCCCCATTGTCTGTCCAAGTGTTTGGACAAACCTCACTAACTGCTCAAGATCATTTCCTCTACCGATAGCGGCCAAACCAACCGTCATAACTACCTTCACATAGTTCTCAT